AAACGAAAAAATACAATCTTTCCATACACGACTCTCTTACGATCTTTCTTCTGCAAAGGATTTGATCCCGCGCGTGCCGAAATTACAATACGCGAATTACCGGCGGCCACTTCGAGGCCGCAGGAGCCGCTTGTGATGCGGTCCATCCACGCTTCAGACAAAGGGCGTGGGGCCTTTCACTAGTGTTCAACGATGTACCTGATACAGTGGTTAGGTGCATCAGGCGCTCAGCCGAGGCTAAAGCTCGTTTGGATTGTGCAGCAAATAATCGTTCACTGCATACTCCATTCCTTGCCCAATCAGAGTAAGACGAAGCACGCAAGTGCGTGTCGTTTTCTTCTTGGGGAGCCTTAGTTCGCAAGTCCCTTCTTGGATCATATGAAAGTCGTTCTTCCTGGAGTTCCATACGGAACCCCATTTGAACATGTCTTTCATAGACCCAGTGAGGAGCTTGAAAGCGTGCCTGGTCATTGAGTTTTTGTAGGGATTCTCGGAAGTACCGAGACCCGAAACAAAGCTCAAGAAATCCAGATACGTTACTGGGCGTATCGGGTTGGCGTGAAACTCGGATTCGATGTCCTTTAACACGATATCCATGTAGCCTACTATCGTAGGACAGGTTACTGTCCCGGATAAAAGAGCTGTAATGGAGCACCCCAATGGGGTTTCGTGCGAAAGGAATGCGGTCCCGAGTTCGTACGTCGACCGCGTCTCGCAAATACTGGCTAGCATGCCAAAGTCCTTTCATGTAAAATGTATTGGATAAGGCTACGTATGCCACTTTGTGAGACGGCTTGGACAGAGTGCCCGTATCGTCCCACTGGCGAACATACGCAGGGGTCACGTCGACCCCATTGTAGTAATCGCCACCACAGGATTCTCTGAAGAGACCTGTATGGAACGACTTGTCATGGTTAACCTTAAGACCGAAGTCTTCAAGTGTTTCCATAACCACGGGTGCCATCGCGCTAGGTACGACAATATCATCGCCGTACACAGCAACGTCTTTCGCAAGCTTAAGCAAAAGACGCCTAGATGGAACTCTGCCTGAGTTCTTCACCAAAGCGTACATTATAATGGTGAAGAATACCATAGATTCAACGGGAAAGCACATAGCTGACCCCATTGAGGCAAATTTCCTCAACGGAATTATGGTACCATCAGGCATCTGGGCTCTGGTTGACCTGCAATCCTGGATAAGCTTCAGGAAAGAAGGGCAAGGACCTCTAAAGATGCTCGTGACAAGGTCGAAATCGACCATATCGCTTGCGTCCTTAAGATCTATGGTAGAAAGCCTACCATCCATACTACCCAGCCGAGCTAAATTCGCATTCACGGATTGGTCCGTAAAGCGGATGGACTTGAACCCAAAACGCTTGGACTCTAAGTACATCATCAGCGGCTTTGCTATACTTTGCTGCATAAGCATCATATAGCTTGGCTCAACTGAAATCGTGCGCGGAGTTTTGAGGGTTTTTGGTACTTGTACAACCCTTACAGGTTGCTCGTCACACTCCTTTAGAAATTCTAGACCCGAAAGTCCAGAAGATCCGAAGTCATGTGAGGCGTAGAACGAGCTTGGGAACGAATCCTCTGCTCGCTCTGGCCACCGGGATATACTTCGACGCTCGTTGCGTTTAAGTTGTTCCGCGGTAGCGCCTGGCCCGAAAAGGCCTGGAAAACAATGAAGTTCTCCAGATAACCTTTCGAGGTCAGCCCATAAGTAGCCAGAGATGCAAGCCCAAAGGCGAGCATCAAGAGGCTGCCTATGACGGCGCCAGTCCACCTCTCTATCATTGCTAAGGTACCTCCCGTATGCCGCTTTAACACGCGGCTCCGAACAAGGTAGCTCGACCTTCTTAAAAAGGCGAGCCACTTGGCGGATTGCAAAAATAGCACATACGTCAGGATCCGCTTTGATAGATCCATCATCATGAAAGATACGTCTGAAGAACCCGGAAAGTAACGCCGGGAGACTTCCACGCCTGCCCCTAGCTCGAAAGCCAGGAAAATCAGAGCGTGTTAGACGCCCCTTGGTGAGCCCTTTCAAAAGAGCATCATCAAGGGTGGGAAGAGTAATCGTGAGAAAACTCATCCCTTCTCTTTCATAACGACTACAGATTTCTCTGTAGTCAATGTCGATGGTGTCCGATAGCTGCAATCCTACGTCGAGTAGGATCCGCCATAGGAGCTTGGTCGGTATTTTCATCACTTCCCTTTCAACATTGGGTGTGGTGAGACCGTCCGTATGTGCCGATAAAGGCGAGCCCTAGAGCTCGCCACCCAAGAGCTTATCCCGATTCGCATTGGTAAACCAAGCGACGAGCGCGGCAGTAAGATAGCCTAGCTCGGTATCGGAAAAGCCCCACCGAGGCTCATCAACCACGATCATCACGGAAGTCGAAACTTCCTTGTTGAGTGAACTGATGGGATCGGCGGCAACCTTCTTCTGCGTGAGGCGAACCTCGCGACGAAAACGGTTGGAGGTCTTGTTCTGTCGAACGTCGAAAGTGAAGGTACCGTCTGCAGTAGCAAACGTTCCAACACGATCAGGTTGTGTCGTGCCCTGACGGGGCATCGACTGAGCAACCGCGTTGACAGTAACAGACTGTGGGTCGGCAAACATACGAAATCTCCTGTTCCATCTAAAGGGAACCTTAATTTAACACTTAAGGTTTGTTGGCGTCTCACGACGGCAACTAAAGTCCTGAACCGCCTATGGCGCCCAGGATAGACCATTGGAGCGGAGACAAGTCTCCATTCTTTAGGCCAAAACCTAAAGGAGTGGCACGAATTCGGCTTTGTCTAAAGGCCGATTTCAACCGTACCGCGCTAATCCTTCCCGTTTTAGTCTTGGTCACATAAATACCCTGTTCAGAGTATTGTTTGTGATGGTCATCTTCGTAATGCATCAAGTAAGCATATTCGAAGACGCACCGGTCAGCTACGCCTGGACTCACGGCATCAAAGAAAGAGCCGAGAGAACTGAAGTAGTCAGCCAACCAAGACCACGGAATGAGATTATAGGCGACGTTAGGGCGGTAGTACAATCCAGAGAGTTTCCTCAATAGATTGCGCTTCCACTTTTCGTCACGAGGTCCTTTGGGGAGCATGTAATAACTTTTACCTGCACACCAGACCTTCGTGCTATGACGTCTCCATGTGTCCGAGAATGCAACCGCTCCACCGTAACATTGCGTTACGTGAACCGGTTCCATGGAAGGATGACTTGGTCCACTATAGTCTGTGTGACTAGTGGTCATCCAATCCCGATCGTTTCCTGTTTTAGACAGGACGCGTCGTCTACGTACACCGCGGCCTTCATCCCTCAAGAGCTGATCAAAACGCTTCTTCCTTTTCTGAAAGGCTTGGACAAACTTGATTGTATCCAAGAACAGAGGTTTCCACCCAAATTGTAATTCAAGGTGGAATCTGCTAAGACGCGAGATCCGCACCCCTTTCGGGGTCACTCTCCGAACCTTCTTGAACATGTTTAGAAAACGTGAACGTAGAAGGTCGGGGAGGTCTTTAAGCTCTAGTAAAGAAAGCAGGGCATCAAAGTCCGGTTGATCCGGCTTCAATGCGGCATAAGCCTGAGCTCCGTACGATAAGACCTGACTGTCATACTGTTCTTTCGTGAGGACTGGGATGTTTCCCAAGTCCGCATAATCGAACGTTGTGGCAATCACGTACTCACCGTCGTAAGCAATACCTTCCCCAGCACGATAAGTCTTGGCCTTAGGGCCGAATTTATCGACTGTGGTCTTTACTTCGAGCCAGGGACCCCCCTGACGATACTTACCGTCAGGGGATCTAGGATGCCCTTCGCTAAACTGTTCACCACGGTAGTCTTTGACTATCCTGCTAGCAAATCCCCCTGGGGGGTTACTAGGCGAGGTCCAGTCATAGTACTGTCCGATGCGATCAGTCTCCTGGTCGAAGACCGGGTAAGCGAAAGTTGTCATAGATAAGTCCTTTGGGTTGGAGGTTACCTGCTCGACATCGTGTTAACGAAGATTCTGCAGACAGGATACCCATTGACGGGTTGGGGCCGTGAGGCC